TTTACCCGCCGGCAGGCGCGGACGCGCAGGCCATCGGGCTGGAAGTGCGCCGTCAGCTGGAAGCCATGCAGCGAGAGCAGGCCGCCCGCCAGTCCTCGCGTCTGCGAGATTGAGAGTCGCCACCATGATGATGTGCTTCGGTACCTACGTGTTTTCCCTGTCCACCGCCGCCTACGACCAGCTGCAGCGCCAGATGCAGTGGCGGCACTCCAGCAGCGAGCGGCTGCATGCCCGGCCGGCGCGGCAGTAC